AGGCATTTGCCTGTCCTTGCATATACTTGTATTTCTCCATACTGTCAACTGTTCCAGATATCATAGCGTCACCGATGTTTTGGTAAGAATCTCTGATAAATTTTTGAAGTTTACTTATAAATGTTACGGCGTCCATAGTCTTTCTCCTTTGTTAGTTATATTAACAATTCCACTTACGTAGAGATTTATTAATTCTTGAGTTAGGATCTCTTGCAGTTTTTGCAGAGGTCAATCTTTTCTTCATGCCAGACATTCTAGCACAAAAAGACTTTCTTCTATTAGCAGCTTTTGAACCCTTTTTCAACTTACTGGGTTTAGTTGTTACTGCCATTGATAATTTAGATCCAGGATTAGCAGCTCTATAAGATGCAATACCTTTTCTATTTAAACCACCTTCTGGATTCTTACCTTCTTTACGTTGCCATGCTGGAGTTTTACCACCAGATGCCATCATTGCTCTACCTTGTCCTCTTAATGCAATATCACCCATTATATCATTCCTTTATAATATTTTGAATAAGATGGATTATTTAGTGTTACACCATCATAAACAGAATTTATTGCTGGCCCAATATAACCACCATCTGCAGCTCTTTTTCTTTTGGTAAATGTTGCAACATTTTTAGGTTTAGGTCCTGTATTTCCTGCAGCTCTTTTTCTTGTGACTGCAGAACGTCTTTGACCTTCTGACATTGACCTAGCTTTTGCAAGTGGTACACATTTTGGATAGCCTTTTCTTTTTTCTCCTTTTGATCTTCCACAAGGAGCATAAGATCCATCTTTTCTTTTAGATCCAATATCTACCCATTTTTCAGAAACCCATTTTCTTAAACTCATATTAATATTTTTTGGTAACTTTTCTTCTGTTTTCCATTACATCACCACAACCTTTGGCGATTCCACCTTGTTCATAGTTGGATCTTTCTTTTCTTTTTTGTGATTTATTTTTACCACCTGGAGTTACTTTACCAGAACAAACAGCACTCGCGTACATGTTTGCGTACGCGCTCGGGTACACTTTAAATTTTCTTTTAGCTGCTGCTTTTCCTCTTGGGCAAAGTTTAGCCATTACTTTTTCTTCTTAGACATACCAGCTTCTGAAAGTGCAATTGCAATTGCTTGTTTTCTAGATTTTACAACTGGTCCTTTTTTACCTGAATGTAATTTTCCTTTTCCAAACTCTTTCATAACTTTACCAACTTTAGCTTGACCACCTTTTTTCATTTCTTTAGGTTTTTTATCTTTGTTTCCTATAATAATAAGAATACCTTTTTTGGCCTCACCACCTTTTTTAAAAACACCTCTACCTTTTAAAACGTCAGCTCTAGTAACTTTACCATCACCTGTTAAATCAGGAAATGCTTTTCCGCCTTTTGCTAAACCAACTCTAACAATTCCTCTTCCTCTTAAAGATATATCACCCATTATCTTTTTCCCTTCATCATTTTGCCTTTTTTATCTTTAGACATTTTAGCAGTTAACATATCAGCTTTTTTAACAGATCCACCTTTTTTAAAAGCAGCTTTCTTACCTTTAACAGCAGCTCCACCAACTTTAAAATCTGGTCTTGGTCTTATTTTATAATCGTTTCTCATTTTTTATCCTATCCGTTTTCTTGTTCTTTGTTTGCCGGTTTATTTGCCATAGTGCGTGCCACCGATTCTGCACTTCGTCCCACAACGTAACCTCCCAGACCAATTTGTAAAAGGGTCCATACGTCTCCTGGAAGTTGTATAGTTATAGAAGCTTTAAAAAAAAATAATATAACAGGTCCTAATACATAATTCCAGACTAAGATAAATATTAATACATACATCAATAATGGTCTCCAACTTGCTGAAAACCAACCAGCTTTTGCTTCAGCTTCCACTATTTTTGCTGCTGCTTGTAATTCTGCTGTATTAGATTGTAGTAATTGTGTTTGTAATTGTGCTTTTAATTTTTCTTGAAGATCTTTATCAGGAACTGACTTTTCAATTGTGTTAAATAAGATTTTTGCGAGAGGTGCTACAGCTCCTAACATTTGAATCATGACTTAATACCACTTCGCTGATCTTTTTTTCTCTGAAAGAATACTTCCTTGACCTTGAACTTCTTGAATTTGAGTTTCATTCGGCTTAGACATTTCAATGTCTACTCCACCAACTAGATATCCTTCTGCGTTAGTGTACTTTGAATGATTAGTATCCACTTTAACTTTAGAATCTTTAGTAAAAGTTCTTTTTGCGTTTGCTAATTTTTCATTTTGTTTTTTCATAGCCTTTTATACCTCTTTTTTATCTATTTGGAAATCTATTTTTAAGTTGAGCAGATAAAACGGTCTTTTCTAGTGAAGTATTTGCTCTTAATTTAGCTAAATCTTCATTTTGTTGTAGTTTTTGACTGTCTGTAGACTGATTCATCATAGCTTTCATCTTATCAAGATTGATTCTTTCATTGCTCTCTTGTCTTTTTCTATCATTTTCTTGAGCCTGAAGATCTAATTCTCTAGATTTAAGTTTAGCAATCGGATCATTATCAAATTGTGATGTAATTTTCTTTTCTTCATTCAAAAACTCTTCCATCATCTCAGCAATTAAGACTGCTTTTCTTGATTCAACTTTTTCCGTAAGCATTCTTACTTGAATTTGCATTTGTGGGTTTTGCATTGCTTGTGGATTTTGTTGCATCTGTTGTAATTGTTGAATTTCATTTCTAAATTCTATTTCAACCTGTTCTTGTGACATTAAAGAAATGTGTTCAAAACAATTTTTCTCTAGAGAAGCCATAATCACAGGAGCATTTCTTGCCATATTAGTTGCCATAAAATTTAAATGTGCAGTTATATGTGCTCTATGATCTTGTCCTGGGAAAGCTTGGAATGGTTTCCCTGCGAGAGCATCAATGTGTTCTAGCGCAGGGTCCTTTGGTGTGGGTTGATCTGGTTTTATTAAAATTCTATCGATATCTCTAATACCTAATGCTGAATACATAGTTCTATAAACTTCATACATGTTATGGATTCCAGGATTAGCCATTGCAAGTTGTAGTTCTGTTTGTGCAATAGATATTCTTTGTGTTTGTGAAAATATATTTGGATCAGCAACTGGAATGATATCTACTTTATCATCAAAATCTGCTTGTTTAATTGTTCTTTGTCCACCAACAACATCATATGGATATTCTGGAGGTAAATATAATTTAAATACGTTTGCTAATAATTTAAATTCTTCTTTCATTGAGGCATATATTCTTTTGTGAATTGCAGACATTGTTCTGCTTCCTCTTTCCAGCAAAGCCACGGTCGTGCCCACTGCTGCTTGCTGATTCCCATCCCCTACTTGCATGTCCGCTATCGAAGCAAAGCGTTGACCTGCTTGAACCACGACCCCCATTAAAGCTAATAAAGTTTGCGAAGGTTCTTTGTATGGTAAAGTCATAAATGCATCTTTTAAATTTCCTCCAGGTGCATCTACGTCTCTCCATTCACCCGGTTGAATAGATTGAGCATCATCTCTAATTCTAATTCCTCTTTGTTTAAATCCTGCTGGTAAATTAGATAATGTTCCTGCATCTAATAATTGTCTTAATGCTTGAGTTGCAGTACGTGACAATCCACCAATCATTTGGATTAGACCATTACCATAGAAACCAAATCCTGGTAAAAATTTAAAGTGTACAAAGTAATTAATTTTTTTCTTTAATGGATCCGCTTGATTATAATTTCTTCTAATAGATAAAACTTCTCTAGATCCTTCTTCAATAGTTACAATATATGGAAGTTTAATTCCTGTGGGCTCACCAGTCTGTGGATTCATATCTTCAAATCCTTCCAGATCTAAATTAACATGGCATTCATAAAGTGTAAAAACATCTTCATTTTGACCACTCATAGTTACACCTTCTAATTGTCTTTCTTTAGATTTAACATCGCCGTCTTGTGTTAAATCATCAGAAGCTTCTAATTCTATATCTCTATAAAAACCTGATATCTGTTGTTTACGTAATTCATTTTCTGAAATTTTAATTACATGAACAACTGCTTCTGCATCATCAATACTATTTGCTGTGTATGGAACAACAATGTCTTGAGCTTGAATAAATTTTGATACTGCTCTTCCAAGTATTTCATCGTAATAAACTTTTTTAAAAGTAGATCCTGATAATGGTAAATAAAATAACATTTGATCAAATTCAGGTTCATATTCTTTCATGATATCCATGATTTGATAATTCATAAATTCAGAAACTCTATCTGCTTGATCTTGAATCTCTGGTGTGTCTAATCCAATTACTTGAGTTCGCACCGGTCCTTCTGCGGGTAATAATTCTTTATAAGCTAATGCTTGAAATTGTGTAACTGCTTCTGCTAATACTGGATGTGTTGCACTTGATGCACCTTGAAATGGTTCTGTTCTTGATTCGTATTTAAATCCTAATAAATCTAATCCTTGAGTATAAGCTTTTTCCCAATCAGCTCTTGAGTCTTTGTATGATTGTGTATCTTGATAAAGTTCTGAACCTAATCTTCCAAGTTCTTGTTCATCAATAACTTCGGCAAGGTTTGCTCCAAACTCTGTACCTGCTGATAAATTTTTCTTTGGATCAAAATTTATATCAACACTACCATCTTCATTTTCTGTAAGTTCAGTCGGTCCTGCAGGAGTTTCCTCAACAGATTGTGCAATCTGTTCTACTTCTAGTTCTCCAGGTGTTAACTGATCAGCTACGTTTGGTAGCGACTTGTCTATTTCTGCCATTTGTAATTTTCTCCGATTTTATTGTTGTAACAGTATTATACTTAATATTCAAGCCCTGTGGATTTGGCCCTCTTAAAGGTGGTATTGTTGTTGTTAATTTTTTAGGTTTAATCATTAGGATAATACTTGTAATCGGGATAATTATCTGGAACATATTCTTCAGGGTTTTTTTCAATATCTGCAGTAGCTGCTCTTTTTTCTTGAGCTACTTTTTTGTTTATTCCCTTTCCTTCAGTTGCATATGATTTTAATCCACTGATATCAGATTTAAGATCTATTATTTTATAGTAAGTATCTTCTGCATCAAATTCAATATTTCCATCCCAATCAACTACGCGTGGACCCGATTCTGTTGTTGTAAAACGATATCCTTTAGTTTTATCTGGTGCAAGATGAAATGATTTACCATCTGGGTTCTGTACAGCTTTTCGTTCTCGATATAATTCTAATACCACTGGTTGATCTGCAACATTAGTTGAACTATTATATTCAATAGACATTCTATCTGATCTTGGATCTATAGTTAATGTAGCTGTTTGAACATCACCTGTTTCAGGGTTTTTAAATTGAACTTCTTTTTTAATAATACTTGATTCTTTTGGCATTTTTATTTCAGTTCCTTCTTTAAGGATTTTTGTCATTAAACCTTCCATCCAAGATGGGGCAGTTGTACCTTTTGTTACTTCTGCAATTATAGAAGGTTTAGCTACGCTTCCTAATTTTAATAATCCTAATTTTCCTAACCCTAAAAGTCCAGCACCTGCTATTCCTAATTTTAAAACGTCTCTTCTTCCTGGATCAGTTGGAGATTGATCTTGTAATAATGGATCTATAGGAATTAATTTATTTGGATCTTCGGGTCCATCTTTAAAACCAACTCTACCTCCTACCGCTAAATTTAATATTCCATCACTTGGACCTCTATCATATTCATTAGGCATAACAGGTCTTGATCCTTTAGGTACAACATCCTTTGGTTCATATGTAGGCATATTTCTATAAATATAATCTTCTAATATTTCATAATTTGGTTTTTTAGCGTCAATATTTCCAAGTAATTCTAATTCTGAATAAGATTTATATTTACTTATTCGATCTTCCGGACCTAATCTTTTTGTATTATTTAAAGGCGGAATATATAAATCACTTTCTGGATCATCAGATCCATCAGCATATCCTATTCTTCCACCGGTTGCAGCGGATGCTCTAGATTCTGCTTCTTGCATTATTTGAAAATCTTGTTCTGTTGGTGTGTAAGTAGATTCTTTTATACGTTTTTCTTTTTCTTCAGGTGGTAATGCTTGAAACTCTTTGTATTGATCATAAAAATCTTTAGCAACACCTGCTGCAGATAAACCAAGACCAACTGGAGTTGCAAATCTTCCAAGACTTCCAAGTTGAAATATTTTATTAGCTATTGGACTTGTAACCACATCTTTTGCAAGTTCAGGAAGTAAAAAATATAATCCTTTTTCACCTTGACCAACAAATGCATCTAGTGCTTTTTTTGCTGTAAGGTTTCCCTCATCTGCTGCTTGTTTAAGTTCCATTCCTACATCTGTCCCATAAAAAATAGAACTTGCTAACGGAGTTCCTAAAACTTGTAGTCCAGTTAAAGCACCTTTTGCAATTTGTGGTGCATATTTTCCATATATTCCTTTTACATCTTTAATAACTTCTTCTCCAACGTCTATCATTCCTGAGGGACCAAATCCTAATTGATTACTCATACGAGCAGCTAGAGAGGGTTCTTTTTTAATAGCTTCTAATTGTCCTGGAATTTGTTTAATAGCTAATTGTATTTCTTCTTTAGTTAATTGAGAAATAGGTTTGTCAGGAATAACTCCTGCACCGAAACTTTTAGCATAATCAATACCAATAGTTTTTGGTTTTAAATTATATTCATCAATATGAATACCTTGTAGTCTTCCATCAGTTGTTGCAACAACTTCAGATACTTGTTTATTTAAACTTTCTAATTCTTTTCTTAATTCAGAAGAGGCTCCTTCTCTTTTAATTTTATTAGCAACACTTACTTGTTTTTTATAAATTTTTTCTAATTTATTTTCTATAGGTTTAATTATTTCTCTATTTATTTTTTTAGTATCTAATCCAAGGTTAGAACTAATTAATTCTGTACCAAGGATTTTATTTTGTTGCATACTTAGTCTGTGTGCTAAATCATAACTACCAAAACCTGCTTCTCTTTTTGCTTCTGTAATTAATTTTTCTTTATATGGATCACTGGTTGCTTTTTGAAGTTCTCTTCTCTTTTTTAAAAATTTTGAAGTAGGTGTTTTAATTTCACTTTCTCTACCTGAAACTACTTTAATTCCTTCTTCTTTTAAATCATTAGCAACTTTTGTTAAAGTGGTTTTCATACCCATATTAAATTCTTTTTTTAAAATATTATCTGCTTCTGTTTGATTGTATCCTTGTGTTAATAATTCTCTAGCTCTCGTCTCTCGTTTCTCAAATGCTTTTCTACCTGCTTCTGTTGAACCAGGGGCTTTTAAAACATTTTTTTTATATTGAGATGAAATTTTTTCTAATTGTTTTTCTGAAGGTTCTACATAAAATCCTGAAGCACTTGGTCTATCTGGATCTTTTTTGATTTCATAATTTTTAGAAAATCTTCCAATATTTTTTGGGGATATTTCAACATCATATTCTTTTAATAGTTCAGAAAGACCAGAGGCTTTTACAATATCGCCTTCTGCAAATTCAACTCTTCCACCTTCATTAAATTCTTGCACAGTTCCTAGTCCCTCGCCGCTCGTCACTTGCATCGGGGCTGGAGTTACGGGTGGCTGGATACGGGTTCTTGCTAATTCAATATCTTGAGTAGTGACAGGTTTTCTAATGAGATAATCCATTACCTCTTTTCTTTTATAATTACTCATTTATAATCCCATCAAGTAATTCAAACCACCTTTAGCGTTAGGCTTTCTTCCGGTAACATCAAAATCTTCTAAAACATTAGTTTGAGTTCCCTGTTCAAGTTTTTTGTAAATTTCAGGATGATCTCTTTGCAATAGTAATGCCATCTTTCGTACGTTTTCTGGATTAGTTACATCAACCATTCCTTGTTCATTTTTTACAAACATAGATTTGTCATATTGATTTAAAACCATATTCATTTCGTCTTCTAAACTAGTTCCTTTAGTCATTTCTTTTTTACTAAATGTTCTCTCTAGTTCATCTAACTCATTTAATTCGTCAGGACTGATTAATCTTCTATCTTTTGTCATTGATGCTTCTTCAAGTTTTTTTTGTAAAAATCTCATTCTATTTTCAGAATTTTCTCCAGCTACAGGATCTAATTTACCCATTTTATATTGTTGAAACATAGATGCTTCATAGTCTTTTTGTTTTTTAACTAATGCATCTAACTCCTCAAATGTTTCAGTTCCCTGAACTACAGTATTTTCACTATCATTTAATATTTCTGCGTAATCTTCATAATCATCTTTAGTTGGTTTTTTAATTTTTTTAATAAGTTTATTAATTATTTTTTTACCACTTCCTATTTTAAATCCAATTCTTCCACCATCAGCGTAACCTTTAGATGGTTCCATACCTGTTAAATAGTCAAGGCCCATAGCAGGTGTTCCTTGAGCATAACCAATTCTTCCACCATCAGCTTTACCTTCTGGCTCTGTAGGTTTTTTTCTAAATGGAATAATTTCTGCTTTTGGTGTTTCTTCTACTTTAGAAGATATTCCTTTTTCTTCTAATGCTTTTGCAATATCTTCATTTCTTTTTTGTATATTTTTAAATTCTTCATAACCTATTGCAGTGCCTCCTTCTTCGTCGGATAATCTTAATTTATCCTGATTTGCATTATACTCATCTATTAAATCATCTATGCTTGTTCTCTTAGTTGCCTCTGCTTTAAAATCAGATACTTTAGCTGGTTTATTAATTCCAAATTCTTGTTCTGCTTTTCTACCTTCTTCTATTGAAACAGAACCTGGCAATCTATTTTCATCTGGTTCAAATTTAAATTTAGATCGAGCAAATTTTTCTGCTTCCATTTCTGTTTTTAAACCCCTAAAATTTGGAATCAAACTATCTAATTGTTCTAAAGCTCCTTCACCATAAATCTGTCTAAATGGGTCTAATGGTTCTCCCATATTGATTGCTTCTGAAACAGTTATGTTTTTAATTTTTCCTGCTTTAATATCATTAATTAAAATTTGTCTTGCTGCTGATCTAACTAAACCTTCATCATATAATCTTGACATAGATTGTTGTGATGCTCCAAGATCATTTAATACATCTGTAAGAGTTACTTTTTTTCCAGTTACTTTTTCTAATTCTTTACCTTTTTGTCTTAGCTGTTCAACTTTTGATTCAAGCGCTGTAATACCTGAAGAAACATTTTCTTTTTGTATTAAACCAGAGTCTTCAAGTTTGTTTTTTAATCTTCTTAAATTTCCTTCAAATACTAATCGTTCACCATCATTCATTTTTGCAACTTCAGGAATAAGTTGTTTCATTTCTTCATATGCATTTTGTGCAGCTGCATCTGAGGCTGCTTCTATATTTAAATCTTTTGAAAGGTATTTTTGAAGTTTACCACTTGGTAAACGAATAACATTTGTTCTAGTTCCTATTGTACTAGATATAGCTTTGGGTCCGTATAATGCTTTAATTAACTCTAATAAACTTTTCATATTAATAATACGTTTTGTTATTTCGGATTACAGGTTCATCCTTATAATCTTCAGGATGCTCTATAAATCCACCTTGTCTAAAACGCATGACTGCTTGTGTCATTGAATCCACTAGATCGTCATGATCACCATAAGGAAAAGCTGCGCATTCCTCTATTACCTCTTGTGCAAAATCTTTATCAGTCGGTGCCCATATCTGACCAGATTCAAACAAAGGTGCAACAGAGTTAACTCTAGAATGCTTATCATTCCCTCTAGATGGGATATAGTTTATAACAGGGATACCCATTTTACGCAATTCATATGTTAAGGGTAGTCCTGAAGCTTTAGCTTCAACTAACACAGTTTCTGGTTGCCAATACTGATATTGTTGATATGCTATCCTTCGAAGCTCAGGAAATTCAAATCGATCTTTAACTGCATCTAGCAAAATAAGTTGAGGTCCTGAGTCTTCATTTGTATGAAAAACTCCCCAAGTTGTTATCGCTGAGTAATCCGCAGTTTCTTTTTTCATAAACGCCGTATCATAAGATTGAATTACATGTTGTAAGGGTGGAATATATTCCTTATCCCATTTCTGCCACCACTCACGTTTTATAATTGCACCTTCTTCTGATGTTGGATTTTGCATCCATTGTGCATTCCATTTTTGTAAACTGATTGAAGATTTGACACCTTCTAATTCTTCTAACTTCCAAAACTCTGGCCATACAGGTTTACCACTTGGAAGTATTGCAGGAAATTCTATAAGCTCCCATTTATCTGCCTTCGAGTCTCCCGTTGCTCGTTGCAACGCACCTGTCAAATCTTTTGTATTCCATCTTGTCATAACTAAAACAATTGCTCCACCAGGCTGAAGTCGCTGACGAGGTCCTGATGTATACCATTCATAAGCTCGCTCTAAAGCATCTATGTTCATTGCATCTTGTTCAGAATGTGGATCGTCTATGATAAGCAAATCTGCACCTCGACCAGTAATTGCAGATCCAACACCGGCTGCGTAATACTCACCACCTTGTTCTGTTTCCCATTTACCAGCGGCTTGAGAATCCTCTCGAAGACGTGTTGGAAATATTTCTTTGTACTCAGGAGCATCCATTAGTGTCTTAGCCTTACGACCAAATCGTACAGCAAGTTCTGTAGTGTGAGTTGATTGAATGATTTTTAATTTAGGTCGTCTCCCTATCATCCAGGCTGGCAGCAAGAAACTGGCGAACTCGGACTTTGTATGCCTTGGTGGCATATTAATAATTAATCTTTTGATTTTACCATTAGCAATATCGTTAAATTTTTCTGCAATTTTTTTATGATGAGATCCTTCTATAAATTCAGGCCAAACACGTTTAACAAACGACATGAAATCTGTTTGTGCTTTTTCTATACCACGTTTTTGTTTTGCTAATGTTCCAGCTTCAAGAAATTCTTTCTGAATATCTGGTGGTAGTAAATTAAATTTTTCTAAAGTTAGTTTCATAAAAATTTTCTGCAAAATTTTTTAGGATTAATTTTGGAACCTTTAAAGTATTTATACCTTATAAATGAGTAAATCAAGCAATACACGGTTAAGTTGAGGGACCCCTTTTTAATAAGGGGGATTGATGTTTACAGAAGCAAAGTTAATTGTAAGTGGCTTGGGACCTCTACGTCCCCGCCACTAGATGCTTGCACCTAGTAGCTAGAGGCGAGTGACTAGACTCAGTCTAGTAGTGTCATATATTCGTTAGGGAAATACTTAGCGAACCAATCTAATCCTTGGCGGTGTGTATCATAGTCCTCGAACTGTTCAGCACCCATGATTAAATCATAGACCGCAACAGCGAACCAAGGTAGTGATGCAATCGCACCGCTAAATCTATTTGGTACTTCAATCAGTTTATCTTTTGCGTCAAGGTTTAGATTAACATCAAAGGGAATGCGATACTCTTTACCTTGCCAGTTTATTACATGTAGTGGTTTAGTCATGTTATACCTTTCTGTTGTTATGTTGTTATTATATCCTCTATTGCATTGCTGTTCAATAACTTTATAGTTGTATCTACATATGTACCTCGCCACCCCTCTACAGTTTCCTTTTCAACTACTATAGGAGTTTCATTTGGTTTAGTATTTATTCCAACTATAGTCATTAATTGTGTCATATGTTTAGCTAGCCATTTTTGCATACATCGTTCATCGCAAAAATATCGTTCCCATACATAACCCCAAGAATGAGTTGTCATATCATATCTTGCTGGTCGAGTTCGCAAAACCTTAGAGCCTTTTGGTCCTCTTATTCTGGACTGAGTTTTATATGTATGACACTCAGGTCCTTGGCAAATATGTCTAATCATTTTTAATTATCCTTTCTCTCAACTATTGTTATATCGCCACTTGCAGTTCTATATCCCTCGTTGTCTAAATCATAATAAGTAAAAAGACTTTCATTCTTTTTAGATATCCATTGTTTAGATTGTTCAGTCCATACTCCAGCACGAGTTATGAACTTGCCATACTTTTTAGCAAAGTAAGTTATATTAAATTTAGTTCCCTCTTTAATGTTAAACATATTATACCTTTCTGTTATTTGATAAGGGATATTATAGGATATAATACCCCTTATGTCAATAGTTAGTGTGTTGCAACTGCAGATTGTCTTGCTTTCTTAAACTGTTCAATCACAGATTTGTTATCTTGTTTTGCTCGTCTTGACTTAATAAGACTAGCTAAGTTTTCTGGTTGATAGATAGTAAGAGATACCCCAGCAGTTCTTTGCAGTTCGTTCTCATTAATATCTAAACCTAAAGCACCACACAAATCGATTGCGTCTTTAACATATTTATAATCTTTTAATGCTAAAGTTATATCTCGCATATCTTTCTGTATTGCTTCTGCCCAAGTGTAATGAGATTGAACAAATACTTGTCTAGCATTTTTAAATGCTTTCATCTGTTCAAATTCTTTAGCTGAACAAGGAATAGTTCTTGAACGACAATAGCTAGTTCCGATTACATCTAAAGCATATTTAGATTTCCATTGTTCAGTTATACCTGTTTCATCATTAAAGCCCAAAAACTTTTTAATCTTATCTAGTTCTTGAGTGTGATGAGGATTAGAACGATTATCTTGGTGTTGGATATTTATTTCTGGGTTTAGTCCAGCACTCTTTAGTTCATCTCTAAAATAAGCTAAAGCAAAATCACTTTGACTAAATCGTCCACTTAAATTTGCGTCCAATTTAAAATCAAAATGTTCGTTGTTATCTCTTTCGTTTTCAGTAGTTTCAATTTCTGTATTTGCAAAATGAAAGCAACTGTCCTTAGCCACAACATCAACAGCACTACCATATTTCTTTTTTAAAGATTGTAATGTTGCAACATCATCTTTAGGGTATGCTCTACCAACTACATTACTAGCAATTTTAAAAGCTGTATTGTAAGCAGTAGTTATATCCTCTTTAGCTGTTGTGTAGTTTTCTAGTTCAGTAGTTTTTTCATTCTCAAAATGAGATAGAATTAAACCACCAATTTTTTTTCTTATGTCGGTGTTTAGTCTTAACTTGCTTTGTGTCATTTTATACCTGTATGTTGTTTAAAATTATTTATTTACATCACTTGACAATATCTGTCAATAGGATTATATAGGACTTGAGTGTTAAGTATAAAAGGAAACTTAATTGTATTACTTAAACTAGCACTCAATTGTAAGTTGTGGAAAGAGAATAATCTAAGTATGCTTGAATGGGAATAAGCTACTGACAAGCTCCGTGTACACACAAGGGACGCAAAAGCAATGCTACGTTAATAATATTCGCCCTAGCCACAACTTACTAATAACAAGGGAAAGATATGATTGCACTATATAATGGGATGCTTATCACGGACGTAATATTAGTTTTAATATTATGTACATTAATTTTAATATGGAGAAAGAAATGAAAAAACTGAAAGATCTAGGATTTAAAAAAGTGCGCGGGACCGAACCAGGGTTTCATATGTATGAGTTGACCCCGGCCAGGCTGCAGCAATTCGACTCTCATTTCAAGCCACAAGCCACAAGCTGCAAGCGACAAGCCACAAGCTGCAAGCATCAAGCGACAAGCACTTGACAAATCTAAATAACGTATTATATAGGATGTATGAAAGTAAAAGATCTAGATAATTTAACGGGTTCACTGAGTAAACCCTCCAAGATGCCTGGATGGGCTTATGGTATACCTGCGAAGGAATGCCAGACTGGGGCTAAGCTTCGGGAGGTGAAGGGTTCAACTTGCTTCAATTGTTATGCTCTTAAGGGTTGCTATGTATTCCCTAATGTACAGGATGCACAATATAAGCGACTGGAGGCAACACGTAAACCGCTCTGGGTCAAAGCAATGGCTGCCCAGATACTACGCCACAAATCAAAATTCTTTAGATGGCACGATTCCGGAGACATTCAAAACCTTAAACACTTAGCAAAAATATTTAAAGTCGCACGCTTAACACCTGATGTTAATCACTGGTTACCTACACGAGAAGCCTGGGTTAAGCCGTACCTGTCACGAGCTCCTAAGAATTTAGTAATTAGATTTAGCATGCCGATGGTTGATCAGCCAGCAGCTGAATCGTGGTCCCATACGTCGACTGTAGTATCCGGTCCTGGTCGCACGTGTCCAGCTCCAGATCAAGACAATAAATGTCTAAGCTGTAGAGCGTGCTGGGATCCTAAAGTTAAAAATGTTGCATACGGTAAACACTAGTGCGGTCCTTATACCTGGCCGCGCTATTGCCGAATTCCCTTATAAGTTGCGAGCCACAAGCCACAAGCTACAAGCCGCAAGCTTCAAGCGACAAGCATCAAGCTACAGGCGTTGAAATTTCTGGTAAATAGATTCAAGCGACAAGCAGCAAGCTTCAAGCCGCAAGCCACAAGCGACAAGCTCCAAGCAGCGAGAGCCTTCATAAAGTTTTTCATCTCGGTACGAGTCTGAAGAAACTAGGATAAAAGAATTGTGCGGATGCTTCACATGGAAGCTAATTTGATGCGGAGATAGCTTAACAGAATTACCTTTGGCTACCTTTAACTCACAAGTAAAAAAAGTGCCTTTTTTATTATAAGCCAATAGATCTGGAGTACCAAAACCACTTAGATTTTCTAATCTTGTGAATGATATTTCTGGCATAAACTTTTTAACTTTTTGCCAAAGTTTTCTTTCAGGTTTCAAGGTAATTACTCCATTTCTATTTTGAAATTTGCTGAAACTGAAATCCTTTCAATTTTTGATTTAAAAGGTGCTACTGAATGTAATAAAGTAGCTGGAAAAATAAAAAAATCAGCTGTATT